TTACTGTTTAAAGGTTTTCACACCTTTTTCGACCGACCGCCCAACCACATATCCACCCACGCCAAGCTTTAAGAGATCCCACATATCTGGTGGGATGTCGGCGGGGGTGGTATTAAAAATGGGCACGATGATATAATTGTTGGCAATGATCACGCCAAACATCACCATCAACATGGGCCGCCAGTTGCGTTGCAACCAGCTGTCCCCTTGGGCTTCGGCGACAATGATTTTTGCCGCTGATTCCAATTCCTTCATTTCGCCAGCGATGGCCAGCTCGTTAAATTTAGCCTTAATCGCATTGGCCTGATCCTTGTCTTCGACGGCTTTATCAATCACGCTCAAAACACCCGATACAAGTGGCCCGATGAGAAGTGGTAACATTTTCATTCTCCTTATTCGATATCGTTATAAAACAGGTGCCGGCCAATTTCAGCCGACGCCGCACGGCCGCGTGACCACGGCGGGTTGACGTTCAAGGTGTGATAATGCGTGGCCCCGGATGTGGTATCGGTCAGGCATCCGGAAATGGCCCGACGCGCAATGCGCACACAAGTATCAAACACCCGGTGCCCGGCTTCCATGACTAGGATTTTTTCACGGTTAGGGTCATTAGAATTCCAACACGAAAATTGCCATGGTTTTTTGCAGACCCCTTCCACGGAATTTCCCCACCAATACCCACCCCGATCTGTGGCGCGTTTAACACGGTTCAAAATGACACAGGCCACGGCTTCTTTACCGCTGAGACTTTCGCCCCGCGCTTCGCCGTACAACGTGCGGGCCAAAACATCGACTTCGCGATTGCGTAAGCTTTCTAGGGTTATTTCTGATTCTGACGGTGTCATTTACCATCTCCTAAACGTTTTATTTGATGAATGTTGAGTTTGTCTTCGATGCGGATCAGATGACTGGTCAGGCGTTCTTCGACGTCTTTCAGGTATACGGTCGACACATAACTTTTTGCGACCTTTAACTTAAAAGCATCCAAGTGCTGGCGAAGATGAGCCAAGCCCACATCCAAACCATGACGCAGGTCATCAATTTCATCTTCGGCGGTGCGTTGATTGCGCCAGTTGATCCAAAACAAACCCGCCAGTGCGGGAAGTTCGACGGCCGTGATCCACCATCCAAGGTCGAGGCCAGTTGCTGTTTGCATAAGGTAGTCCTTTCGTTGATTGAGATAAAAAAAGCCCCCGCGCTTGCGGAGGCTTAAGAGGTTTCATTTTAAATTTGGATTAGAGGTTAAATTTAGTCGTCGCCTTAAAAGCCTGCCCCCCGCCGCCGACCCAATTGGGACGTTTGCCAAGTTTTTGCGCGTTGGGGTTTCTGGACAATCGTACGGGTTCAGATAACAAACACCCGGCCACCGCATCCAAGCCATCATCTGGGGCTCTGGACGCCGGACGCCATTCGCGCATTTCGGTGATGAACGGTGTCTGTCCAACCGATCTGTGCACCTGAATGCGCCCCGCGGCCAAGGGGGCGTCAAAGGCTTCTAAAATGCGTTTGTCTTTGGAGGACGAAGAATGTTTTTCAACAACCGCACATGCGATTCCTAAATCTTCCATTTCTCGGCGCAACAGGCTGGGCAGAAATTTGCCAAGACCGTTGGTTTCCACCGTGAGGGATGGCAGATGAAGTTCTTGTACAAATTGAGCCGCTTGGCGGCACAATTGCTGAGCTTCTGAAACTTCATGAACAAGCTTAGGATCAAACGTCAAATACTCGACCCGGTGAAGCCAATAGGTTCCGTTTTCGGATGTAAACACACAAGCAATCACCGAACTGTCGCCCCGTTCTGGGGACCCAAAACTGGGGTCCCACCAACAGGTCGCAGACGCCAACCGCGAACCTTCTAAGGTCAACATGGCTTGGCCATTCATTTCGGCGTATTCGATTTCCCCCGCGTAAGTTTTCAAAGCATCAGGATCAAGTCGACCATCCGCAATATCAACAGGTTCCAACAACATCTGAGATTTGAATTTATTGGGACCTGTGCGTTTGCGAATGGACGCAATCTTTTTCAATGGAAAACGATCCGGCCAAACGGATTTCCCCTGCTTGTCATAGATGGGAATTTCCATCCGTTTGAAACCTGACAAATACGGTTGTTCTTCGCCCATATCGACCCGCGTTATTTTTCCATAAATGCTGTGAAAAGTATGCGGCGTGCCGACATACAACTGAAGACCACCCGGCACCAACACATAATCAATTTCGTCCAAACGGTCCCGTAGGTCTTCGCGTTTGCCTTGGGTGTCTGAGGTATTGGGAACTTCCACATCATCGCAAATCACAATGTCGGCGCGCGACCCTGTAATATTTGCGACGATGCCCTTGGCCAACATCGATGGGTCGCGCAATTCACTTTTTCGATTGACGGTAAATTGATCGGATGCCCATTGATCTCGGCCTTTTGGTTTCAGCCCCGCACAGGCCGGGTGGCGTTCGATGATGCGTTTAACATTGCGGGTCATTTTTCTGGCCAATGATAAATCAGCCGCCAAAACCATGATCCGCAAACTGGGTTCACACACCAAAAGCCAGGCACAAAAAAGTCCGACAAGTGTGGACTTGCCGGAATTTCGAAACGCCATCAACAGAAGCTCACGTTTTTTAGTTTTCCACGTTTGCTCTAACCATTTTGATATTTTTTTGTGGTGCTTTGGTGTCGTTAAATTTTGGTCCTTGTTCCAAGTTTCAACAAATTGGGCAAAAGTCGGAGGGGATTGAATATCTTCCATGCCTTTACCTCAGGTTAAGTCTGCAGAGACTGCATTAGGTTTCTCCTTATGTTTTTTATCGTCCGGGATTTGCCACGGGACCATTGGGTTGGCCGATGAACATATAAAAATATTCATACGTTAGATAATTTGGAGTGTTCCCACCCACTCTTACTTTGATTCCATTCGCCACAAAATCAACATCCGTTCCCGTATCGGCTTCTACGTTGTCCGTGTTTGCATAAATATGTTTCGAGGTTGGATTATAGGGATCACGAACTTTATCTTGAATGATCCAATGGTCATTAAAGTTACCTTTAAACAAAGACCATACAGGGCTTGTTCCTGTGTTTACAAAAGGACCGTCTGTATTGTTGTTTGAAAGATAACTTCCGATAGATATGAATTCGGATTCGGCAAAAATATAAGCGACGTAAGTTCCACCCAAAGCATTAACATTACTGCCATCACCAACACTAAATACGGTTGAGGTTGGTTCAGTATTATTCCACCGATTTAGATAAGTGTAAGCAGAAGCAGCAGAATTGAATTCAAGGTTTTTAGTCGCTCCTAAACTGACATGGTAAACAGGCCATTCCATATCTGCATCTAAGCGTTTAACAATCATCATCCCCGGTTTTGTCCCCAGAGAATGTGGGATCGTCGCCCCCGCCGTTCCGTTGCCTGTATAGGCAATGATGCTCATGCCCAGCTTATCATTATAGATTTCTTTTGAAGGCGTGATGCTGGGTGAGCCAGCCCAACCGCTGGTGACGGCATTTGGTAACGAAGCACACCAAGCGACGTATTCATCGCCTAATCTATTCGCTTGCTGGAAACTGCCTAAAGTAAACCCGTCACTGTCGAAGGACGTGAGGCTTTCGTTATCTACTGTTTCCGCAATGGTTCTGTCAGAATTCAACCACTTGGTTGTACCGCGAATGGCATCGAACAATTCGTGATTACCGGCATACCCGTTAATCGTACGCGATTTAATCCAAACAAAATCAGGCTGAAAACCAACACCTGTAATTGACTGCCCACCCAAACCGATGGCGACACCGTCACCTGTATAAAGAGCCGTCTTAAAGTGATCATTTACGCTTGAACTAATCTTTGGGAGGTTATCTGTAGCCAAAGCCTTAAAGCCCGTTGGGGCCGAATAAGTCCAATCGGATTCTGAAAATCTAAATTCAACGGTTCCGCCTGTATTGTAGTAACTTCCAGCAAAAAACCATTTTCCTGTTAGACTTGAAACACCGGCTCCGGTTCCCGCAGAAGGGTTTCCACTATTCATCCAAACATTATTAACGCCAATCCAAAAACTGCCTTGCTTGAATGCTAATTGTACAATGTCGCCAATGGCCGCCGTCAAACCCGCAGTTAAGAAAAGTGCTGAATTATAATATATATGTCCATCACTTGGGAAACATCCATACCCATTGGTATTTTGCCCGACATACGCCGTCCGTGCGGCTGTTTCATCATTTATAATGCCAACAGTAAGGCTCCCCCCTGTTCCCGTATAAACAGCCTCGCAATACCAACCATCTGTATCATCGGCATTCATAGCCATAGAACAAGCCACAGCATCCCAATTAGCCGAATTGCCCGAGAGCGCTCTGTTTCCATTGCTTAATGAAATCGCCGCCCCTTTATCAAGCGGATTTAACGTTGCCGCCGTATGCGTTGGTGTGTTCGTGACTTGTGCAACTCCACCATTAACATCCCAATCATTCCCGTTACCCGACACATCCGTGCCAAGTTTGTCTTGATAACTTTCCATTTTGAAAAATCCACCAAGAAAACCTGCACCACTTGCCGCATAACCAGATGGTGCGGTTACCCCTGTCTCACCAGTTACTGATTTAGAATAATATTCGAATGTTCCTGTTGTGCTAATGCCCATGCCAGAAGACGCAATAATCTCAAAGGACAAGATTAGATCCTGTGTATTATCCACATCAAAATCCACCCAATCCGTCCATTTGGAAGATGAGCCTGGAACGGAGCCTGAATCTGTGTTTCCGCCATCCCATGTGACCGGAACTTGGTTTCCATCGAAATCCCAGATATTGCCTGTAGCGGCTCTTTTGCCGATATACAGATTATGAAAAGTTCCTGCGACACCTGCCCGTGTTGTCACCTCAAAACGGATTTCACTTCCATTCACACTTGTTGAAATTTCAGAAGCCGGAAGGTGTTGTCTGATCGATGTATTTGACCAAGAACCATCATTCGTTTTGGCGACTGAATATTGTGAAATGTCAGAACTCTTGTCTGAATGGAAATCTAGATGAAACCCATTTGTTCCATAAGTGCCGTTGAATTTTTTGGCAATCCAATTATCCGTTTTTGAATCAAACCTTCCAAAATTAGAAGGCGTTAAAGCTTGTCCATCAATGAATTCGGCTTTGGCAAGATAGAACGTTCCATATGCATACGCACCAGAACCATCTTTAGCAATCGTCTGTAAAACAGAATTACCGACTTCACCATCAAAGTTTAAATCAGGATAGTTGGCGACACTAAACGAGGTTACTTGTTCATTATTTATATAAAGCTTGTACCGATCAGAAGCGGTTGTTTCTGTCGTATCATACACGATAACAACATGCTGAAAGGCGGTTGTGTCTCTATATTTTGCTGACGTTGTAACCGTATCTAACTCACCACCGTTATAAAATCTGTGACGGAAATTATCCGTATTGAGGTAGGAAAATTGGTGCCGAGAAGTTGAGCTTCCGTAACCGCTTAAAAGCATTCGTTCGCCAACACCTTGATCGTATTTACAAACCCATGCTGAAAATGTCCACGTCTTGCGGTTTCCCGCAGTTGATGGCAACCAGCTTAGATACCCGGTCGAGCCATCAAACAAAGCCGCCGTATTAATATTGTATAGCGCCATCATTTGACGCAATTGATTTGGGGCCAAGAGCATGCTCATGATCGCCTCCTTCTTCTTATAATGTGCTGTTAAGCCAGAATGCTTTTAAGGGTGAACCGTGCACCCTGACCCAAAGCTGTCGTTCCCGTCTGGGTGATTTTGAAAGTTAGTCGATCCCCAGCAGCAAACGATGTGGTTGAAAGGACGCCTGCGCTCAATGCATTTGAAGTTGCAACAAATTCAGGAACGGTGGCATAAATACTCACACCATTTTTTTCGACATCTAAACGAACGGACTGTCCGGCTGAGGCGACATCTAGGTATCCGGCCTCGCCGGTAATGGTCAGCGTGCGCGGCACCACCAATTCGCCATACGTTTGCACGGCAACACCTTCCGCATCCATGAGATCATCAAAACCGGCAACAAAAGCAATGTCATACGGTTTTGCATTATCTTGAATTTCGGCAACGCCAATCGGGGCAACCAAACCAACGCCCGCAGCAAACCAAACGTCCGGAGCCGGCGTTGTATCCAAGGCAATGACCGATTGCCCATGGGCCACCGAAAACTGCCAGCTGGTCCCGCCATTGATGGTGTCTGTACCAGAACGGTTCACCAGAACTGCATTATTATCCGCACTGGTTTTTGCCAAGGCAATGCGAAACCCATCGGCTGCTGTGCTGCCATCGGGAAGCGTCACGGTCACGGTCCCAGCCGAAGTATCAATTAAAAACTGTTTGCCATCGTCCGTCGAAAGCACACTAAAGTCAGCTGATTTGCTTTCGTTTGTCGCATACATATTGCTGGCGGCAGCCGTCTGAGCCAGCACCGCAGAGTTTGCCGCAGCGGCCTCGCTTGTCTCGGCGTTATTTTCAGATGCCTGCGCAGCATTTTCTGAATTTAAAGCATTTGTCGCATGTAATTGAGCATTGGTGACTTCATCATTTGTTGGTCCGTTCACAAAGCCCGTGGCCGTATCATTCCAAGTTAAGGAACGGCTGGCTTGCGGACTTGGCAAAAGCACGTCAACATCAGCCGGTTCCGTCACGGACATCTGAACCGAACGGGTCTGGTCATCGGCAACTTGTTGTAACGAAGCGGTCAAATGATCCATTTCATCATTGATCACCTTAGACCTGAATTCACCAGATTCCTGAAAGTCGGTGGTGCGTTTAATGGCAATCTTTCGCGCCAAGGTCACCACAACAGAAGATGTGGGAGCCACATCAAAAACAATGTTGCCACCCGCACTGCTACCAGCACCCAAAACGGTAAAACCTAAGCTTTGTAAGGTGTCATTTAAATAGACCTTAAGGTCATCATTTTCAAAAATGGGGAAGGGAAAGATGAAGCTGGTTTGAACCCCATCTGCGATGTATTGAAGGCGCGGTGTGATATCGCCAATTTGAATGTGTGTAGGCATTTTGAATTCCTGACATAAAAAAAGCCGATGCGTTTTACGCATCGGCATAGATTGAGAGTTACGAGATTAAGGGGTTGGGTTATTTTGTTCCGATCAACGGAGCAACACTTTTTAATAACGATAGATTGCTTTGCATCGATGACGAATCTTGCGCCAACAAACTTGCATTGCGGCTTTCATTAGCACTTTGCCAGCTCAGGTTATCCATCGCAGCCAAATCCAACTCATTGTCGTTATATTTTTTCGTCAACCCTTCTAAAACCGCATCTGCGGATCCACCAGTCGAACTAACGCCAGAGCTTCCGAACCGGGCGCGACTTGTTGCTAGGTCCTTTTTTAGGGCTGCTTTCCGTTTACGTTCCGCTGCGTCACGCTGAAGTTTTATTTGTTGATTTTGAATTTCTTGCTGCCGTCTGGCACTCGAGGCAGCTTGGCTTTGAGCACTTTTTGCTTCCACTGCCGATGCGGCCATAATCGCAATAGTTATAGGGTCTACGCCTGCCATTTTCTTCTCCTAATTTTTAAAGGTTAATTTTATCCGTTTAAACTGACTTCACTCGCAACAGATAACAATGTGAAAGAACTTGGTGTGTCTTGTTCAATGCGCCAAAGCGGGTCGACATTCCCGATGCGCCAACCAAAGGCTCTGACCGTTTTATCCCCTGTGAAGGGGGGTAGGGGCTGGTCAAAAACACCTGTTCCAAATCGTTTGAAGGGAACGTCTTGAAGTCCATTACCAACGTCCAAACGCAACGATGATGTTTCACGAATGCGAAAGGTGAACGATACCGGGCGCAACTTTCCGCCTTGCGTTCCCCCATTGGGGTTCATGATGGTGTGTGGCAAGGGCTCGATCACATGCGTATAACCAAGGCCAATTTGAACGTCGCTTGCGGGTTCGCTTAACGTCACCGATCCCGACGCGACTGTTGCATCTTGAACAGGGGCGCCGTCGGCAACAATTTTGACAACCTCACCTTCTAAATGATCCAATCCTGACCACGTTGTTTTTGACGTTTCGCTGGTCCCTTTCAATCCGGAATCAACATAATAACTGTCGTCAAAAGCTTCGATCAAAAAAGTGCCGTTCCGTTCAACCATCACATAAACAATATCACCAACCAACGCTACGGATAAAAATTTACCTGTGGTTTGTTGTTGTGACCACGCGGATACTTTTTCATTTCGAAACAAGGTCAACGACGACATATACCCATCGCTCATAATGATGTGAAGATGACGTCTTGTTTTATCGTAATCTTGATCCAGGGGTGTATTCACCATATGCCGACTGAGCAAAGCCAAGTCACCAGAACGGTAAGCTTGTTCAGCATCTGTGTACAAAAATTCGCGAAGTTCATCGCCAATTCTGGATACAAAAACCGTTGCGCCATCCACATCACACGGACGAACCGTACGGTCTGGCGGGGAACCAATTCTGGTTTGCCGTTTCAGCTGAATATTGGCGGGCGTCAAGGGTTCGCCCGTCACCATCCATTCCGCACCGGATGTAAAGACTTGCAAATGGCGGCCTGAAAAAACCGCTCGAACGGCATTCACTTGATCGGAAAGAATTGCAAATTCAATGGCTTCATCATCCAGACCTGTGGCTAAATCAAAGTTAAACAGATCCGAAGATTTAGACATCCACAAGCGGTTGGGAAGATCTCTTGATCCACCGATCACCATGCGATCTTGATGGAAACAAACAGATGCGGGCCAACCATGAACATCTGAAAATGATTGTTCTTCAAAGTCCTTGCTGGCGGCTGTCCCTACCAAATTTACTTTGACGAGCGCCGTTGCGGAAGTCGCACTCGCGACGGCGGTGATTTCAACTTCTTTTTGTTGCAAACGAAAACGTGTGCCCACATGCAATGTTGTATCAAACAAATCAGCAGAGGCTGTTAAGGTAATTGTTCCCGAAGTTCCCGACGCGGCAAGTGTAACTTCATCATCTGAAAATTTGTGAAACGGCTGATAAATCACCTCTTCTTCTTCGAAATATTTCCAGTCAACAATCGACCAAGCCCCGGCTTTGTCACGTGTGATTTTTTTAGGTTTAACATCTGGGTGCACAATCAGCAGCGTATCCGCACTTTGCACCCACACCATGGATTTTGTTTGGGTCAAGGTCCACGGTGCATCCGCAATCGTCGCTTCCTTTACACCATCTTTGTAAACATCAACGGCTCCGTCCAAAAACACCATCAGATAAACCTGTTCGGTGTTAAATTCGAACGCAACCAATCGGCCTTCGCCTGATTGAGTATCCACATAACGAAGACCGGCTCGGCGGTAAATCCCCCCCGTGGGCAGGACAAAAATATTGCGTAATTTTCCGGCTCCATTGTCATAAGCGGTTAGGTCACCCCGTCCGGCAATTTCGCTCGACACCTCACCCGAAGTGAAGCTGGTTTTAAATGAATGAATTCTGGCCATTAGCTTCGTACTCCGATCAGATTGAAATCACCGAAGGCATCGGTTGTATCTTGTTGTGAATCAATTAAGCGTGCTTGTCTGAATTCATCCTTGGCGATACCGCGTAAGGCTTCTGATCTGGACGTACTGTCGGTCAGCGGAATGCAAAATTCAGCCGCCAACCGGGCAATCAAAACCTGATCGAAAAAGGGCGGAAATTCCGTTTCAGCAGGTCGAAATATATACGTCAAAACCACATCTGTGGAATGTGTATGCAGACGCCGTTCGTGAATACGATAATCCAATCCACGTCCACGACCGGCCCCCGCCGACAACACCCGCAAATAATCTGCCGGTAATTGGAATGCATAGGCATAATCGGCAATAGGTTCGGCTTCCAGACGTGACAATGTAATTTGTGCGGTGGCAAAGCTCCACGGATGAGCCGACAACAAAGCATCGCGTGTTGTCTCGAACAGGTTACCCGCAACTTCCGCCTCGACCGTGCCTTCGTCAAACGATGTGATGGAACGACACCCGGTCTTTAAAAGTCCGCGTGAACATAGTGCAATGGAATTTAAGGCCATTGTCAGTCTCCTCTATTTAAGGGTTGAAGTTTTATTAACCAATTTTAGTTAACTGAAGAAAAATGAGTTTAAACAACAGTATATGACATACGGGGCGGACCGAAATCCGCCCCTTAGCCGTCATACGAACGTTAATTAGTCGGTATCAACCGCACCAATTTGGGTCATGTCTGCGACATCAACCACACCTGCAGCATTTGCATTGACGAGGAAGAAGCCCGCGCCCGGTGTGCCATCTGTATCCACATTGGCCACAACGATGTCGCCAACACGCAGCATGTCCGCTGCGTCATTGAAATAACCAGCGGTGTCGACATCTGCCGCCAGGTCAATGGAGGTGAAATGCCAAAGGGTAAACCCGTTGGCGTAAGCGAGAACGCTCAAGTCTTTAGAAGCATAAGCCATTATTAATATCTCCTTTAAGCTTCAAGGCAACGCAATGAAATGACACCGGAAGTATCAATCATGCCTGCACCTTGGCTCATCGAGTTGTTGACAAAGTGAGCCGCACGATCACCGTGCCAGCTGACATCCGTTTTCACATTGGCCCCAATCGCATGACCAACAGCGGTCTTGTGATACCAATAACAATGACGGATATTTGAAGCGTCTTTGGTGAGACCGGAATGCGGCATCCACAAAGCCCCCAACCAACGTTTGGCTTGGGTACCCTGCCAAGGTAATTCTTCATTACCGATGTAATCGGCATTGGCGAATTCTGGAATGCTCAACAAGTCTGACCATTGTTTCCAGCCGATGATGGCAAAACGGTTGCCGTCATCTGGAACATCGGCTTCACCCAACATTTCAAACGCGGTGAGCACTTTGGCTTTTGTCAAACCATCCGTACCCGCACCCGCGTAATTTGTGGATTTGTCCAATTCGGTGATGATCATCTCGTCAGTCTTGCGACCCAGAGCATAAGCACCAGCCTTAGCAACGATTTGCTGTTCGTTGGTGTTGTTTTTAAGTTCGTCCAATTGGTCAACCCAATCACCGGCGTAGTAGTCATAAAGACTTACTTCGATCGGTGTGTGATCAACGTTCATGACCGGAACCTTACCGTGACGAGCCTTGGTGCTGGCCGTGCCTTTTCCGACTTTTTGAAACGTCGTCGAAGACCCTTGAATGCCGTCCTTGGACCGCACGGTGTTACGAAGTTTGGAACCCATATTTTGGTATTCCATATGCACTTCCGCTTGGAAGTGTTTTACGAATGACTTTTCGACGGATGTCGACATGTCGTTCTCCTTTATCTAATGTTTGAGTAAAAAACGAGCCTAAATCGGGGTTAGGGGCAAGGGGCCTAGAACGCCCTCGCCGCCCCGAAAAGCACGCAAAAAATCCTTCCGGGCCGCACAAAAAAACCGGACCCTTTTAACAAAGGTCCGGCGCGCGGTTATCCGGCATGGATAAAAATGTTGGTCTTAAAATAACCTAATAAATATGTGTTCGATCTTTAAATTTAGTTTGTTTTTTTAACTTGTACTTTTTCCTTAGTTCTCTCTTTCACTTCCCACGTTTGTGGCGAATATCCATTAACGCATTTAATCCAGTCTCCCCAAAACTAAAAGCTTCTTCTAGATAATTTATTTTTCCGGTGTATCCAGAAAACTGTTTAGTAGCAAAATTGGCTGTTTTAGCCAGACGATTCGTAACGCCTCCTAAAGCGAAGTTTCCTAGACCTGCCAAAGTTTGATCACGGGGAGTGCTGCCACTTTGAAAAGATTCGTAGGCTACTTCACCCGCACCCGAACTGGCTCCTGCGAAGTAACTCAGCCCCGCAACCGTATTGATGCCTTCACCAATTAACGCCCCAACCTTGGCAGGTGTGCTGTTTTTATTTTTTGCAGATACCAAAGTACCAAGGCAATCAATCCGTCTATTGTACTTATCCCAATCCACACCAATCCCCAACAGGGGACCGAGTATCGCGGCAATCCCTTTAGATGCATTTAAATCAAATCGCGCGACCTATGCTTGTGCAGATCTCAATGCAAGTCCAACATAATCTTGCCATTCGTTTAGCCCCCATAACTTTTGCGGCATTATCTTGCTTTGTAATCCGTGTTTTTGCCATGCTGACCCAATCGTTATAGGACTGGCTGCTATTAAAGGGGCGGGGACGTTGATTAATCGTCGGAGCCAAAGGTTGTCGTGCCCATGACCTTCATAAAACATGATGTAAGTTTGCCATTTTTGTGGCCTATACCCGCTTCAAGCAAGAGGCCTTCACGATAAACGCCCTCACATCTATCGCCGCTCGGGTTGGTAAAGGTACCAAACCCGTGAAACGATCCGTCTTTAAATTCACCGATGTATTTTGCACCGTTTATGTAAAACAGTCGGCCATTTCCCTGAGGGCGATTATTTGAAAAATTACCTTCAAAGCGGTGACCATTCGTATCCACAAGCACCCCCATACCGGACATTGCATATTTATCAAACCCGCCTTCGTAACGTGCTCCATCAGCAAAAGTTTTCACACCCGTTCCAACGATCCAACCATCTTTGAAAGTCCCTTCGTAAAGATCACCACTGGGAAGGACAATACGTCCCGGTCCAGATAAGCCTCCATCCTTAAATTGGCCTTCAAAACGGGGTCCATCAGTAAAAACTTTAAGACCCTGCCCAGATAAAGATCCATCTTTGAACTTACCTTCATAACGGGTTCCATTAGCAAAAACGAT